TATTCGAGCATGGCAGTATAGCCGAAGTTGCTTATTATATCGAAATGATGGAAGCCAAACTTGGAAGAAAACATGATTATGCCCTGTGTGATCCCGCCGCTTGGCAGGTTGATCAGTCGAAACCCGAAGACAGAACACTGGCCGATCAGTTTGCAGATTATAATGTATTCGTACAAAAAGGCAGTAAAGACAGAACGGCTAACATATTAAGAGTGGGAAATCTTCTTACCCTTTATCACCCTGATATGCCAATATCTGAAGTGGCAAGAGCCAAGGGTAATCCCGATTTGATTTTAAAGACCTATCCGGACGCAAGGCCGAGACTGTTCACGTTTTCAGATTTAGTCGAGACAAGAAGAGAAAGAAGAAACTGGCACTTTTCCGTTTATAAAGGACCGGCAGCACAGGAGCACGATAAGATAAAACCTAAACCGGTTGACAGGGCAGATCATTTAATGGAAGATGAAGGACGTATTTGCGCCTTTATAGAAGACTTTAACCCTGACGAATTAATAGAAATGCCGCAAGAAGATCAAAAAACTTACGTCAATGATAAAGGTGAAAAAATCGATATATCATTTGACGAGGACGATGATATCCACTCAGACTTTAAAGATGCCTACCTAGCTTAGATTGTATTTTCTACAATTATTTTAAATTCCTTAAAATCCCCGAAACGCCCACTATATAAGACTTTCCGGCCGATTGTATAAAGTGCAATTGTACTAAATACAATTTTTTACTTGACAAAATTATATTTGTCAAAGTATATTGTAACCCAATGAAACGTTTCATCCCATATATCCTCATCCAAACGATAGGCTATTTCTTCTTAAAGGAGAGGTGGCCTATTTTATTTTAGGAGAATTTAGTTTGAAGAATTTCTCAGTAACACAACGCAGGTTTTTAGCCGACAACTTTAAGGATGCACTTATTAACGGTAATCCGCAAGGGCAGGAGTATTTTAAACGGTTAGGACCTACCGTACAGGCGACCATGAGAGAAGCCGTGCAATATACCTGTTTGTACAAACCGTTAGAAGGCAAGATCAGCGAAGAAACCTATAAAGAAAATGGTGAATCTCATGTGCGTGAATACGTGACCATTGCCTTTGAGATTGTTCAGCCCGGAACAAATGACGTAATTAAATTAGAACGCAGATTCACTAAAAGTAATTTGGAACAGCAGTAATGGATATCGTCTTAATAGGCATGGTAATAGTCGGAATGTGGGGAGCTTTTTATCTCGGGTCCCGGAAAGAGAAAGAAAAACTGTTTGAAATCGACAGGGATTTAAAGCCCGAAACCCTTGATATCCCCGAAGAAGTGACTGAAAAAGAATATCAAAAAGCTTTGGAAAGTTGGCCGGAAGATGGCAAAGAGTAAACATGATGAAATAGTCGGTTATGCTCAGAAGCTTATTGATTATGGCCGGAAAGGAATGGAGCATAACGGTGTATTAAGAAGGCGCGAGAAGTCTATTAATTACCGTAACGGCAAGCACAAGATCAAGCTGAGAGAAGATAAGTACGGCAATAAGGTCTGGAATAAGTTCGGTCAGATTGCTCACCAGAGAGTCGCTCATATTCTTTCCAAGAAACCAAGATGGCGTTTTATGCCAAGGCAGGAAGGTGCTCTTTATGCCGCCGATGCTTTAAATGATATTGTCGGCAATGTAATGTGGGATATGATCGAATGGAACGAGAAAGGCGAAATCAGCTTAAACGAAGCATGGAACGCCGGCTCTTCCCATATCAAAGTATTTATAAAATCGAATGGCTTCCCCGATGCAATCCCCGTAAATGCCCAGCAAATTATTATAGATCCTGACGCTAAAAGACCGAAAGACCGCAGGTTTTGGGTGCATGTTTATGCACTGAATGTAGTGGATATACAGGATGAATGGAAAGTAAAAGTATCTCCCGAAGCAATCGCTGAAAAAGTAACTTACGAAAGCGTTCAAAAGACTTACGAAGAATCAGGCAGTAATTTAGCTCCTTCTCATATCTTTGACGGAGAAGATGGAGCATGGGTATCGGAAGCAGTCGGCAAAGCATTGGTCTATGAAGTGTGGTCGGGTGACGCTACGCTTGAGCCTATCCCTTTTACAGATGAAGAAGTTCTAAAAGAACACGAAGCGTTTGCGAACTTTCAGCCTGTCGCAGTCCTGCCCGAAGAACATCATCCCAAACATATAAAAGCACATGAAGCCTATCTCTCTACTTTAGATCCTAAATTAGATTCCGAACAAATAACAAATATAGTCAAGCATCTTTCCGAGCATCAGGCAGAACCGCAAAAGGAAAAGCGCAAGAAATACCCTTACGGCAGAAAGACAATGATTTGTCAGGGCAAACTGTTAGAAGACGGCCCCAACCCGGTTGCTTTAAAAATGGATGTACCTGTCGGATATAATGATCTGCTTATAAAATATGATTATGATATAGTTGACGATTCTTATTGGGGGAAACCTGGCGGGCATGATCTCTACGACCCGCAGGACGCTTTAAACCACCGCAAGAACGCTATCACTCAAATGATTAACAGAATGAACTACGGCATTAAAACAATGCTTTCACGGAGTTTTAGTTCATTACGCGGAAGTTTTAAAAAGATGTCCAACCTGATAGGAACGATTATACCCGTTAAATCACATGATGATTTTAAAATGGATTTCGGGCCACAGTTCCCATCACAGATATTTCAGGACGAATACCATACCGAAGAGTTAATGGATAAACTCTCACACCAGACCGATATATTGAGCGGACAGTTCCCGAAGGGTTCACCGCCCGGGGTAACGGTTAATCAGCTTGGTGAAATGGGTATGGTCAGTATTAATCTTGTGGTCGCTCACTATGCAAGAGCACTTCAAAAACTGGCAAGAATTATAGCCCATTTGATGATTGAATATGTCGATGAAGATATATTATTCAGGATTGTCGATGCCAAACAAAACTGGCAGTTTATTAAATGGGAAGAACTAAAACAGGAAATGGGGAAATATGATATCCATATAGATGTAGATTCGATGCTGGCTACTTCAAGACAGGAAAAACTGGATACGGCTACCAGATTATATGAGATTAAACTGTTTGATCGTCAGGCGGCTTTTGATTATTTAGACATTCCTAATAAATATGAAACTCTGCAAAGGATAGGTGAAATACAAAACCTTGAAGCAGAGAATGAACAATTAAGAAGCGTCGCTTCTAAAGCAATAAATGAAGTTGAACGTCTTGGTCAAAACATCCAAGCCATGGAGCAGAAAAATGCAGCAAATAAAAATAAGTAAAGGAAGTATAGGAGTTCCCGTCTTTAAGGCTAGCTTGCACGGTGATGCAGGAGAAATCGAGAGTATCGGAGTACAGCAGGTTTATTGTGGGTATGGCGTAACCGAGAAAGATGCAATCGCTGATTTTATCTTTGAAAACTCTCCCGATATTTTAAAGTTAGCATTTAAAGAAGAAAAACCAAAGGTGAAGAAAGTTGAAACAAAAAAGAACCAATTACAGGGTAAACATCCCAAAACTGAAAGTTTACGCCGCTAAAGTAGCCAGCAATGGAGTTTATTTATCTGGTTATCAGGCAGCAGTTGAAATGCTACAAGAGGTAATGTTTGCTCAAAAAGGCAATGATAAACGTCCTTTAACCGTCGAAGACTGTATGCACTTGATCAGTCAGGGCGGTTTCAGGTAAGGAGGAAATTTGGAAGACCAATCCCAAGAGGGCAAGGGCAAAATTACGATTCCCTTTAAGTGGCGTGATGAAGAAGGGGAATTAGATTTAACTGACCCCAATGATTTTGAAAAAGCCAAGCGGCTTATTAATCAAGGGTATGGCTATGAGAAAGGCCAACAAGAGCTAAAGGCTGTTAAAGGCAATTTAGAACAAGCGCAAACACAACTTGAATACTGGAACTCGCTTATCGAAGAGGCAAAAGAATCAGGTGATGCTTCAAGGGTTTTAGCTGCTTTGGAAATGAGCGGAGTAAAAGTAGGAAAGAATAGTGATGATGATGTTGTAATAGATAAAGGTGACGATTTGATTAATGAATTAAAGAAAGAGATTAAGCAATTAAAAGACGCGTTTGTTTACACGAAGTATGAAGACATGCACTCACAGCTTGAGGCAAAGTACAATGACGGGAAATATCCCGCATATAATCGAAAAGAAGTTGAGGACTTTGCCAACAAAAAGGGTATCCGTGATTTTGAAGACGCTTATTTTGTAATGAACAAAGACGAGCTTTTGAAAATAGAAAAAGAGATTGAAAAAGATAAAAAGAAAAAGCACGAAGATAAAGTAAAAACAGCAGCTTCAAAAGAGCCTGGGGTCAGTGATCTGCCGCCCAAGCCCGTGACAAAACATAAGAATTATGGGAAGACATCGGCTGACTGGCTGAAAGATCCTATTTACGCGGAGAATCTTTTTACTGACGACTAAAGTCCTCTTAAATATGTTGGAGGACATCAATAATGGCTCTGAACTATAATCTAGTTAATTCTCTGGTCCAAGAGCGTTATCTCCCCGGATTTGCAGACAATATTTATGACTCATCTGCCTTATTGACAATGCTTCGGAATGATGAAGCAATGGTTGTAGAGGGCGGAGAGAGAATAACTGCCGGTCTGTTATACGCAAAAAATACCGCGAGAGGTACGTTCTCTGGATTTGATACCGTTGATGTAACCCCCCAAGACACAAGAAACCGTGCTCGTTACGAGTGGGCCAATTACTATGTCTCAATGTCCATTTCACAGGATGATGAAGATAAGGTAAACGGTCCCGATGCCGTGGCTACATTGCTTGAAAGAAATATGGCTGAAGCTGAACTTTCCATGAAAGATCAACTTTCGACAGACATCTTTACAGGTATTGATGCAGATGGTATTGTCGGGCTTGAAAGTGCGATCAACACCACAAACACTTACGGAGCAATATCCGGCGGTGATTATTCATGGTGGAGATCAGGGGTGGATACAACGGCGCATACCTTTTGCAAGTTGTACACACGGGGGTGGTCAACCTAATCTGGTCATAGTCCCGCATGCTGTGTTCAATATTATTGAAAGTATTGCAATATCACAGCAAAAATTTGAAATGTTAAATAAACGCTCTCAGGTTCTTGCACAGAACGGCTTCCCCGTTATACAGTACAGGGGAGTACCGATAGTCGCGGATGAATTTTGTCCTGACTATGAAGGTTTTGTGCTGAATACCAAATATCTGAACCTGTACGTACATTCACGTAGTACAGGAAGTAACTTCAGGTTTACCGGTTTCAAAGAACCCACGAATCAGTTAGCGAGAGTTGGACAAATAACCTGGAAAGGCCAGCTGGGAATTACGAACAGACGTATGTTCTATAAATTCACCAGTCTTGGTGCTTCCTAAGGAGGTGTGGAATGAGTACACGACAAGCAAGTGGATTCGGACAGATCCCTCCTGAAGGAGGTATTGTACGAAACGATACGACCCGGAAATTCGAACTGGGTACAGTGATCTCCGATACACTGGGCAATTCATATCGGTATGTAAAAGCAAGTGTGGCATTAGCTATAGGAATGGCTGTGACGGCTGTGCCGAAAGCTGCGTGGCCGACTGCCGTCTTGGTAGATGGTGCGCTCGATGCTACAAGTGCTACAAACAAGATTCATGTCGATGCTTTTCTGGCTGATTTTACAGCTAATCAACTTCGTGGTTATTACTTATCAATAGCTACTGCTGCTGGTATTGGCAGGGGCTATAAGATAAAAAGCCATGAAGCATTTGATTTTTCAGAAAGCACGGAAGGTGATGTTT